AGATGCAGAAATACTTGTAGTCGTCACCTTATTAAGAAGATTTGATAAATCTTCATATGTAGTAGTTCCTGTTGAAATACTACCAGTTGTAAAACCAACATGGAATGTGTTTATAGCACCAGTAGTTCCTATTCCAGTTGCTGTTGGAATAAAATCAACCTTAAGAAGTGAATTTTCAATATGAGGATAATAAGATCCCAGACCAGCAGCAGGACCTCTTTCTGGGTTTGTGGTTAATCTTCCATATTCTGAAAAACTCACTCCTTCATTAGTTCCATCATGAGTAATATTAAGTTCAACACACTCAAACTCTCTATCACTTCCAATATCAGGATTGATATTAACCAATACTTTTAAACTAGTGATAGTGGAAGCAACAGAAACTATAGTTGCTGGTGTTGCTGCTTCTACTTGAACACTACTGCTACTAAGTTTTACTGCTTCCTCAAAATTTAGATCTCCGGTAGAAAGAACTTTGTCATTCAAACTAAATGCTGCAATAGCAACATCATAATCATTAATCTTAAATTTTGTTGGGAAGAATCTAAGTTGTGCCTTGTCTCCTACAATGGCAAAGTCAAATGATCCTAAAGTTGGTTCATCTTCACTAAACACTCCTAATGGATATGGAGTAACAAGTACGCCATATTCATTTATATAAGCAAGAAAACTATCATGAACGATATCTACTATGGAAAATTGTCTTTGTGCGGTAAATTTTTTATCTCTAACATAAGTAAAATATTTTTGGAATCTTGCCTGAGTAAAGTCAAATTCATTTGCTACACTAAATCTTGTAGCTCTTGGTTCGCTATTAAACTGACCACTAAGATCATCAATAGAAAGAACTCTATTTCCTATTGATTCAAAGAAATCCTCTAGAATGATACTAGAGAATGTGATTTCATCTGAAACATTTCTTGAGTTTATAACCAGATTGTTTTCAGATACAAGGTCAAATGCATAGTAACAATTTACACTAGCAACTCCCAGTAAATCAGTAACAATATCAACACCGCCAGTCCTCCCTGGTACATCAACCGACATGCTATTTGAGTTTATAGTTTCTAACTGATAGTCAGAAAACTTTTTAAATCCTAAAGTATGATTCAAAGAAGAAACTGGTTCATTCCAAGTTTCAAATGGAACTTCTGATTTCAATGAATATGAGAAGTTTTGATAATAGAAACTATCTTGCAATCTTTGAAGATTTAGATTCAATTCACCCGAATCATTTTGCCAACCCTGTATAACTTCAACTGTTGGATTGAGATTATAGTATTCTTCAGATGAAGTTACCGAAGATGCTATTCCCTGAACATCTGAGGATTGTCCAGTGATTTTTTCTCCAACTACAAACTCACTATTAGAAGAAACTCTTAAAATACTTGACTTAGGATTCCATTCATTGATAATACCAACAGCAGAATTTGAGGATACAGTTTCTCCTTTAAAGAACTGCTTTCTGGTAAGAATACTAGAGAAGGTTGGGAAATTCTTTTGAGCAATAATCCTTCCTGAAGAATTTGTTATATCAAAAGTGCCAGGGAATTCACCTGATTCTAAAACGCTAGAAAGACTATAAGTTATACTTCCAATTCCACCCAAGTTTTCATCAACATCAGTTATATCAAATAGTTTGTAGTTATAATTTTCAGAGTTGAATCCTTTTCCTGTTGTAGTTCCAATACCAACACTCAAACCTTCAACTAAAACCTTATCTCCAACAGCAAATGGGAAAGAATTTTCTGTGCTAAAACCAACTGCTAAGAATGCAGTCACATCTTTAGTTGATTCGTTATAACTAATCGTTGCACCAACTCCAGCACCAGTTTCTGTTGGAATGAATATAGGGTCTGCATTAGTAATTCCCTTTGTGTTCTTAAGTATTTCAACAGTTCTATCGCCAGGTGTTACTCTTAGATCTATATCAGATACTACCTCATTAGTTCCACCATCAATAACAACTAATTTTGGTGGGAAAGCAAATCCTCTTCCAAAAGAAGATATTCCAATGGATTTGAAAACAACAAGTGGTTCTATTTGTATGACTTGTGGATATAATGCAGATGGAGAAAGAGTTGGGTCAGATGGATAAGAATTTCCAAAGTCTTTTATTTTAGTTGAAAGAATTTTTCCTACAGATTTGCTTTGTGCTTCTAAAACGGCACCATTTCCACTAACACTTGTTATACTTGATATTTCTGGTAATATTCTGTAATTTATACCTGGATTAGTAACTTCAATACTTGAGATTGGTCCGGTAGTATGTGTACAATCGGTATCATAGTTTATTAAAGAACCAGAAGATGCATTGTAAATAGTTTCTTCTGGAGTTTCTTTCAGTGTATATGTAAAGGAAGTGGTAGATGGTGTGAGAATTCTGTGAGTTCCATTGTAAATACTATTTGTTATTTGAATCTGACTTGAATTTACAACCTCATCATCTATAAAAATTCCAGTTTTTTCATCGGGAACATCTACACTTATATTTGAATCTATTAGGTCAAGTTTATAATACAAGAACTCGGGAATATCTTCAGTTACTTTTAGAATAACTTTAGCACCAGATGAACCAACTGTTCCTTCTCTTGAAATCTCAAATAGTTTGCTATCTTCTGATTTTTCCCAAACTACTTTGAAATCTTTATCCCTATAAAAATTCAAAGCAAATCCTGGATATTTTGTGCCAGAAATTGTGAATGCCAATGATGGATCTGATAGATCAAATGTTACAGTAGAATTTTTATACAATCTTACTGGAGGATTGACTGGTGATATTGTGCCAGCAGATGCACTTGTTATTTCAACTATGGTCGGTTTTTCTTTAGTAGCATCAAAATAACTATTTGAAAGTTTGATCGTATCTCTATCAATTACCTTCGCATAATAAATCGTATCGCTGGATAATCCTACTGACGGTATAGTTGCTGTATGTATAACTTTATCGCCAGTCTTCAATTTGTGAGAATTTAGTGTGATAGCATTAGTAGATGTATTAACTCCTGCTGCAGAAAAATCAATAGGATCAACTACAACTCTTCTATTGTAATTGTCATATTTGAAAATAACTGTCTTTGTATTATTTGGATTTGCATTTACAAATACATTGTGTGGTTGACTTAATCCATGAGTTTCTGCAGTAGATACTGTTACTAAGTTTCTTTCTACATTTCCAGTCAATACTTCATAGTTTGTAGTGAAACTGTGTGTATCTCCAGCACCTACTGATCTGAAGAACAATGTGGTTGAAATAGTATTTGCAAGTCCAACAAAGGTTCCAGTTGTTCCAAGACCAACTCTAACAGTTGCGACTCCAATCAAATCATCATTAATTTTAGCAACAAATAAAGATTGCCCATCTGGTAATGTTGTTCCTACCCCAACATTCGTTTCATCTTGGACAATAATACCACTACCACCATTACCAGGAGAATAAGTTAACAAGTCTCCTGTTTGCAAATTGTGATCTTTAAGGTATAATGCTTTAGTTTGGATGAATATCTGAGTAGCACCTACACCAGGATTTGCAAATGTGATGGTAGTTCCAATCCCAACTCCAGCAGTAGTTCCCAGTCCAACTACATTTATTGGATTAAAGTAAATTTGCTGGTTCTCTCTGTATTGATAATCTGTCTTAAATCCACTATTAATTGATAATTTTCTGGGAACTTCATATATCAATTTTCCAATAGTGTGAGAAGTTCCTGTCGTTCCCTCAACCTCCCTAAGAACTCTTATTCTAGAGTTTAGTCGGTCTACATTTAGAACCTTAATTTTCTCAGTTCCAGTAATTAAGATATCATTCTCTCTAATCTTAGAACGAGACAGATTGCCTGATACTCTAAAGAAGGTGACAATACCAGTAACTGAAGGGTCATCAATAGATACTGCAGTTGTTCCTATTCCAGTAAACTTAAGAATATTTGAACTAATACCTACAGAATAAGAACCTTCTATTTTAGAAGAAGTTGTTGATAATCCGGATATATTCACTATATCAAGATTTTCAAAGTTATTTGGATTGTCAGAATATAAAATATATTCTCCCTTAGATTGTCCTGGATAGATTTCTAAATTTTCAATAGAACTAGTAGCAACACTTATACTATCAACACTTCTTCCTTTGACTCTTGCCACTCTACCAGCAGCACCTTCTCCTTTAGTGCCAATATTATTGAATACTAAAACATCTCCAACTTTATACCCAATACCCCCAGTGGAAATGCCAATTGAATTGACAACACCTTTTGCTGTTGCTGATATTGTAGACTTTTGATTTAATTTGTTTGGAATATCAATATATGGATAATTTATATCAAACTCTAATAAGTTATATGGTTTAGTGTTTCTTCTATACTCGTTCTTCAAAGATTCAAAGTTGTTCTGATTCGCAGATAACTTGAAGTTATACTCTTCAGGAACTGAATGATAATTTTGACCGATTATATATGGGAATGTTGGTTTTTTATAGTTTTTAAATACTCCAGAAGATTCTACAGAATCATCATCTATGGTCATAAAATATGCATAAGTTCCATTTGGATAATCTGGAGTTAAGCAGAATCTTCCATTGTTTTCATCAAGAATATCTTCCTCAGTTGATTTTACATGAGTATAATCTTCTACAAAAAATCCTTCTGGAAAATTACTTGTTGGAGGTCTGTTTGGTTTTATATCCAAGGAATATCCAGACTTCATTTGGGTGATTACCCCACCAGATTTATTTTTGAATCCATATGGACCATAAATTGGATTGCCATCATATGCAAATCCAAGTATTGGTGAGTGTTTAGTGGATGAAACCTCTAAATTATCAACTTTTTTTAAATCTGGTTCCCCATAACTTATTTCTCCAGTAGTTTTAATTGAAAATGTATTTTCTCTAAGTTTTCTTGGAGCATATACATGAGTATATTGTAGATGTAGTTGATCTCTTGATTCTATCAATACGCCATCATCCGCAGTAAAAAATGGAAGATGTTGATTAAATAGGTTGATTCTCCAAGTTTGAACATCTGCTTTAAATGCAGCTGCATTGATAGATGTCTCAGCAGTAATCACATCAACAATTGTGGAACCTTGAACATATCCACTACCAGGTTGTACAATAGTAACAGAGGTTATAGACCCATTTTCAATGATGGGAATCAATACAGCACCAAAACCATCTCCATTTACAATTAAATCTGGAGTTGAGAAATATCCAGATCCTGAACTTTGAACAATAACTTGTACAATTCTTCCATTATTAACTATTGGCAACAATAGAGCCTCTCTTCCAGTATCAAGAATGACCTGGGGGGAGTTGTCTAAATTTATGATATCGGAAGATCCATAACCAACACCTTGATTTTCTAAATGAACTGAAGTTACTTGACCTCTAAAGATTGGTTGTATTTCTGCTTTGAATGTTTCTTCGCCAATAGAAGAAATACCAACCTCCCCCAAGAGAGTCGCGCTTATTTCGGGATAATTGAAAATATGAGTTCCAACTCCAACAGAAGTGAAATCTACATATTGCTTTGTTCTATAGAAAAACTCTCTGTCAGAAGATAATCCTACAGCAGAAAGTTTGAATGAGTCTTTATCAACTCTTGTGACATAATATTCAGTATCTACAGACAATCCAGAAATAGGTGTTCCTGTGCAGGTGTACTTAATAAGTTCTCCAGATTTATAATCATGGTCATTGATGAATACTGAGTCACTTGCTGTACTAACTCCTACTAATGCCTGTGCTGTGCGCTTTTTATTTTCATAACCAACACCCCCATTGACAATATTGATAGAATCTAATACTGACTTTTTATTGACAGATTCTAAAAAGTGCTTTCCAGAACCATAATCAGTCAGATATACTGTATTGATTCCCAATATGGCATCATTTTGTGTTGGGTGAAGTTTAACTGTGACATTATCAATTACGGATAAGAAATACTCCGAATTTGTAACTATGCCAGCAACACCAGGTTGGTTGTTTGTCTTGTATATTACCTTCTCAACATTTCTAAACTTATGGTAAGTTGAAAAACCAATTGTAGATTCATCAGATGCTGTTCCTGTAGTTATTCCAGAATTACCTTCACCAGCAATAAACCCTACAGAGTGGTCAATTAATTTCATATTGACCTTGCCCAAGGCACCCTGACCATTACCACCAGTAATTTTTAGGGTTGGAGTTTTTAGATAATCAAATCCAGTATCTTTAATACGAATCTCTCTTAGTGAACCAGATATAGCAGGATAACCAGTAGCCCCTGTACCTACAGAATCACTAATAATAAGATTCGGTGGATTAATTACATCAATTCCTCCACCTGGAGACAAAACTCTAATATTTTCAATTTTTCCATATTTGACAAAATCTTTAGACTTATAATTTACAATTTCAACTCCATTGATAAGAATACCAGTAGATCCTGGTTCAGTTTCCTTTAATATTTCTGTGGATTTTGGTTTTGATATTTTTCTAAGTAAATTTTGAGATTCAAAGTTCTTTCCATTAAACTCAAATGGTTTTATTGAACTATTAGTTATCGTGACAGCAGAATCAACTGACACAAAGTTTGAATTTAGAATATCACTTCTACTTTTTGCAAACTTAACTGTAGATTGATTTACTCTTTTGACAAAATATAATCCATCAGCAAAAAGACCACCACCTCTTACTTCAGTGAGTATAGTATTACCAAAAATATCAGACGAAGATTGAGTAACAATTTCTGCTTCATAAGCAACTGCATCACCAGTGTAAAGTCCACACTCTCTACCCGGAGTAATTTCAAACTCTGTTCCAACAAATGTCCCACTAAACTTAATTTCTTTTGATGATACATTGACTGGTTGACCATTATAATAAGGTAATGATGAAGATGCAACTATATAACTTTCATCTTTTGTGCTCTTATATACGTTACTAACATCTGTAGAAAAATCTGCAATACTAGGAAAGGTTTCAGATAATCCTTTTCTAATAATTCTTTGTATCTTATGTGCTTCGTTTGTATTTAATTCACTACTTCCCTTTATCAAAAAAACATTTTCTGAGAAAACCTTTAGAATAATAACTTCTTCCTTTGCCCCATTTGGAAAGATTATGTGCGCTAAATCTCCAGGATAAAAATAATTCCTGACAGGTAAAGTCAACTCATATGTAAGGTCTGAAGAATCTATCAGTTTTATGTGAGAAACATTGTAAAGTGATGGTACATTATAAATCCAATTCTTTGTCTGTGGAGTGTGTTCGGAAAAACCAAGAGTTTTTATATTAATCTCAGTATCCTCAAGAAATCCTGTGGTGTTTTGAGGAATATCTAAAGATTCAGTAACAGAGTTGATTCTTACTCTGATTGTTTCATTTTGGTCTAAATTTGATCTACCATAAGCAAAGGTATTGATGCCAATAGTTGTTGCATCTAATATTGTTTTTTCTACGTTAGATGCGCCAAAAAATTGACTTAATGATTTGGATGTATATGAAATAATGCCTACAGACTCATCAGCATATTTTACATACAGCTCCCCTGTTGTGCCAAATCCAACAGTAGAATCTACATCAATAACAGTTGTGCCAGCAGCAACTTGTCCGATTACTTTTGTAGAAGACTCAACTTTGAATTCACCATATAATGTTCCATTAACACTAATATCCCTATTAAATCCGCCATCAAAAGCAAGTCTATAATATGTCTTTGCATAACCAACTTCAACTTTTTCAACAGAAGTTATGGGAGCATATGCTTTTTGAATATTGCTATCAAATTTGTATGCATCTTGAAAAAGACTATTATTTACTAAGTTTACTGGATCTCCTTCAATAGGTTCAACAATCAGTTCATTTACTATTCTGTAGCCAGCATTTGATGGGGTAAAGAGAAAATCCTTAGGAGTAACTAATTCAACTTCTTTATTGTAAAGTGCCTTGAATAATATTTCGTAGGATCTATTTGTACCCTTACTAATATAAAAATCTTTTGCTTGCTTTATGAATATATCTTGATTAAGTTCAGGTGCTAACTGCCTATCCGAAAATCCAGGAAGGAATTGATATTTTAATTTTCTTAAAAATTCTTTTAAGAACAAACAACTTAAATTGGTTATAATTGATTGATCTTTATGGTCATCAGCTGCTGATGATTCAAATACAACTTCTTCTTTATTAAGTTCACTTCTATATGAAGTAATACCAACAAACCCTCTTATACAACCAGTAAAAGAAAACTCAGTTTTTCCAGTATAAGTGATGATTTCGTCATCAATTTTTAAAAGTCCATAAGAATCTGGAAATCCAGAAGTTCCTGTAGGAGAGTTAGATGAATCAATATTGATAGTATCTTCAAAAAAGTCAATATCTCCAGATAATACAACTGATTCTGAAAGATTTGTATTATTGTCGAGTTTAATGTATCGATCAATATTTTCAATTAGGTCAATAGGTCCACCCTGATACTCTTGTCCAAGATAATATGATTTAAGAAAACTTTCTACAAGCGGAAAGTCTTCTCTTACATAATTTGGAAGTTGACTTGCAACGATAGTATTGAATTGAACTCTATTTTCTGACATGTTATGATTTTATCGTCTTAGTATGAGGTTGTGCCTAAATTTGATGCTCCTGCTGAAGAAACCACTGAGGTTCCTGCAGTTGTGGTTGTATTTGTTGCAGGGTTAACTGATGAACCCGTTGTATTAGTTAGTGTTGGTCCTCCAGAACGAACTAAGTTGCCATTTGCATAACTTGAAGATACAATATAACTTGATGCTGATGGATCAAGTCCTGATGAAATCTCATCAACGACAGTCTCGAAAACACTGTTACTAATATCTAGTTGCAAATAAAGATCCTGTAATCCGACTACATCATTTGAAGTGGGAGTTGCTTGAATCTCTAATGTTTGAATACCATCTTTGACTTTTGCAGCAGTAATAATGACAGGATTCAATGTAATGATTCCATTGATATAATCAATCCTTCCAACATTTCTCTTTACAACAGTTGGTGATTGTGAACCTATTGAGGGTAGAGTAAAGAAGAAGAGTGATCCAGTTGCCCTATTTGTATCAGGAACATCAGAAAGATAAACTGGTTGTTGAATACCAGAAATCAAAAAGGCAGAAGACTTAATATTATATCCAGTCAAACGTTTGATATAGATTTCATTACCAAAACCAATTTGATATTCTGCAAATTGATTGAGAAGAACTCTCAAGTCTCTTCTCATACTGATAGTAGTAATATTTGAGGTTACTGCATCATAACTATCATCAATAATCTTCAAGAATTTACTGTACTTCAGTCTTGCTCCATATCTATTCAATTCAGAGGATTCAGCATATTTTGTAACATTATTTACAACGACTGAAGATACTAAACTTGCTGATGGTGCAAGATTTGAGTTATAATATACTTTTGAGTTAACTTCAATATAAAGATATTTCAGGTCTAAAATCTCTGGAACAATTCCGGCAACTGCAAATTGCTTGAGTTTGAGTTTGATATTTTCCTTAATCAAATTTGGAAGAAAATCTCCAAATTTTGGTTTGATGCTGATAAAAACCTTTCCATATTGTGGTGGAATCAATTCTTCTCCACCAAATACAGAGATTGATTCTGTTTCTGGATATATCCTTGCAGGAATCAAAGTTTCATAATCATTTGCAGTTAATGCTCTATTTTGAGAAGCATAAATTCTTGGGGCATACTGCTTGATTGATTCAACACCTTCAATAGGTGCTCCACCACTCGCAGGAAGACCTGTAGACACTAAAGATATGCCAGTTGTTACATTATATTCTATTGCGTTTCTATTATAGATGAGTCTACCAGCAAATGAGAATGTTCCTACACCATTTGCTGAGTCTCCATTTGAAATTATGTAATCAACCGTGATAAAATTGTTATCATCAAGTTTATGTCCAAAAATACCATCACCAAAGATGATTTGATATCTTTCCTCATCAACTTCCTGAAGGAAATAAACCTTTGAATCTGATTTGACCTCAAAAAGACTATCTTGACGAGAGTATTTTACATTTCTACTTGATGATTGGTTTGGTCTTACTGCAACTGATAATAAATCAGTATCAACACCAATATTATCTAAAATAAACTTCTGATTTGGATTTCTTGAGTTTTCAGTAAAGTTTGCAGTTAGTAAGGTTCCCTCATAAACTGAAATATTTCTAAAATCAGCAATATCATCAATTACTGGAACTGTAATATCTTCAAGTATTGAGAAAACATATGATTGATTTCCAAATGCACCAGAAGATGTGACTACTGGTCCCTTCTTGAGTGTGATTGTAGATGGTTTTGGTGTGACATTACTCGTAAACACCTGAAATGATATAACTGCTCTTGCTGCTGTTCTTGACTTTGGTAAATATCCAATATTTCTTGCTAGTGATACAACATTCTCTCTTAATGTTGCACTATCAATGAAAACCTCATTTGCGACCATATTCGCATTGTATGAGGTAATATAGGTGTTGTATGCCAGAACATCAAGAATGGAGGATAAGTTAGATCCTTCAAAATCATAGTCAGTAAAACTAGAATTTTGTTTTAGATATTCTCTGAGAGTTGTTTTAACCTGAGCAAAGTCCAGGTTAGTGAAATTAGCTAGTGGCATTTTTACCTAGTTTGTTGCAAAACAAATTGTAATTCTTGTGGAGGAACATCTGCACCGATGATCTCATAAACGATCCTCACATCAAAAGAATTGTTGTCAAAATCTGGATTCAAATCAACAGATCTTAAATCAACTCTTGGTTCATAATTTCTGATAGATTGTCTTATCTCTGAACTTATAATATTTGCAGTAAATTCATCAATATTCTCAAAAAGTGACTCATTGATTCTAGATCCAAAGTCTTCATCAAAAAACTTCTCACCAGGAACCGTAAATACTATATTTTTAACTGAGCGAGCAATCGCCTGCTCATTTTTAAGTGCAATAAGGTCATCATTCAGAGGATTTCTCTGAAATGTCATGCTAATATCCTTAAAACCTTGACTTACCCTTTCTAGAGGCACAAAAATATGGCGATTATAACTTATTTATCACTGATTTTTTGATAAAATTAGTCATATAATGGCATTGGTTCACTTTGATTTTCAAAAATCTCCGTTTCTTCCAAAGAATCCCTCTTTTTTGGTGTCAAATCGTCATTTGAAATCTCACGAAGCATTTTTTGATGCTGATCATTGCCTAAATTGTCTAAAAAATCGTTATTTGGAGTCATTTTTCTAATTTGCGGGTGGATTTTCTTGATTTTTACGCTCTTTTGCAGTTTTCCAAAAATATTCATCCTCACGACCCATTCCAAGTCGTTCAAATCCATTCTCTACTTGATAATATTGTGTCGAAACCTTAAAATCAGGCATTTTTGGTTCGACCGGAGTCAAACTATTGTCAAAAATACGCATTCTATTGTTTGGATACAGTGCATACTGCCCATTATTCAACTCAATCAGGTTATGAGACTTATGTTCTGCAGGATTTTCACTTGTGGCATAATCAATTACATCAGGATCTTGATGATAATTATCTAAAGTACAAATATATGTACCTTTTTGAATTCCAAAGTCTCTTGTATACAGTTCATAATCCATACTACCAATAAATTGCTTCTGAACTGCAACAACGCCATAATCCATACAGTTCCAGAACTGTAAGTTAGGAAGGTCCAGATCGGGGTCTGGGACCTCCGGAGACGCGAGAAAAGCACTGATAGGTAGTTTATCATACATTGCAGCATATTCTGGTAAATATGTCTCAAAATAAAAAGTGCGCCCAGGTATCGACTTTGCCGATACCCAGACGCCTTTCACAAATTCACCATGACCACTTTGATGATCTGTAAGATATTCTTTTCTTACCCATACCTCAACTGATGGTAAGTTACATATAAGTGCAGTCATGAAATCAATAGTATACTACACCTATTTACCCTGACCTCTATACCGCTTTCTTTTCCCATTGCGAGAAGTCGCAGAAAGTAAAGTATTCTGTGATCTCCCTTGACGAGTCTTTTTTGGTTTCGCAGGAATATAATTCCCACTTTTCATCATTGCCATAACTTAATACCTCAAATAATACGAGTCTTCTCATGACCTACACGAATTCGTGGATCACACCAAATCTCAAATCCTTTCTCCTTTGCATCAAGACAGAATGAGACATCCTCACCACACATATCCTGAACATTCCCACTCTCGAAGATTTGCATCTTTGGTGCAAACCATGGATATTCAAGATTCTCAAATACTCCGTTCTTAATCAATACCCACCCAAATCCTGTATAGTCTACAGTAAATGGTGTTCGACGCTTCTGGATGGATTCGATCGTTTCGTGATTCATCACTCCACCATTCTTACGGAAATCATCCTCCTCTAACCAATGTGCAACAGATGTTGTGTGACCATCCTCAGTTGCATACCATCCAGCAACAACTTCCTTCTCTTCACCATCCTCTGCAATTGCCATGTCACATAATTGCCAAAACTTATTTGAATCAAATACAATATCACTATCAATCCATAACTGATAGTCATAATTCAACTTACCATCCCATGGAATCTGATTCGGTCCACGAAGTACATTTGCACCAAGACACTTACATCGTGCAAAGTTTACCATTGATGAATAATCTTGACTAATCTGAATACTCATACCATTCTGTACCATATCAAAGCACAGTTGTACAAAGTTCTTCAGAAATGTATACGAACATCCTCGACCAGGAAGACAAAATACAATTGTCTTTCCTCTCATTCGCTCTTTAATTGCTGCAATATCCCAATCCTCTTTTTTCTTTGGTTTGGGTGCATTTGCCTTAACAGTAAATCCTTTTGCCATAAGTCTTTTAAACTTCAGTTCAATTCTAACAGATGTCAACTCAATCGTCAACGGGGCGTTTCGCAGTTATGCTCAACTAAATCTATGTATTCCTATTGTGAGGTCTCTCCATTCACTGCTCGTATACTCTCACACTCCTCATATGATAAATCCTCAAGTTGATAATCAGTCCTCATTAAACCAATCATCCCCTTGAGGGCATTCCATTTGTTATTAAATTCACTCTCATCTAAGTTATTATATAAACATTCATCTTTTGCATATATGTGATAAACCTTTTCCATAGTTTTTTTCTGGGGGAAAATTTTTTTCTACTCTTGAAATCAACCTTCGAATTATATATCAAGGTCGATCTGTCACCTCTGTAGGTTAGGGTAGTTAGGGGTTTTTATATACGCAACGCCGCGCCGCGATATAAACAACCCCCCATAAAACACTGTTCTTCACTGATGCTTTCCTATATGATATCATAGAGGGTGACTGATGTCAACCCTCTGTGTGTAATGTATCAAATAGCAGCAGATTCCCAAGTATCATAGAAGTCATTCCATGCTGCTTCATTATCAACAAAGGAATCAATGTCCAGTTGCTCACATACAAAGTCGTATGCCATATCTACATCGGCATTTGTGTCATTAACGAAGGACAACATCTGTCCCATAACATAATCCCAGGACTGTTGCATTTCGGGAGAGATTGTGAAGATTGGAGTTGCCAT